AAACAGTATTTTAGAGATAATGATTCTTATAAGATTAGAGGATATTATAATGGTGGAGCAAATTATGTAGAAAGTGGAACTTTCTATGCATATATTGATACCATTACTATGAAGAATAGATATGCAATTAATGGTACTGATTATGTTGATCCATTAAGCACTGATGCTCCTGCTAGTGGCGGTGCAGCAGATAAAGCAATTATAGTTCCAAATGGAGTTACTATTGAATACTATCAAGTAATATTATTAGAAAGAAAAGCAACGGCTACTGCAACCATTAAGAAATCATCATTTATTACTAATGAAAAGGTTTATATTGGTGAATCTCCTTCTAATATATCAGATAAGTATTTTGGTTATGTTGCAGCAAGTAAGGGATGGCAACCTAACAGTTCTATTCTTAGATTGGAGAATTCTAATAAAACTATCGTACCAGGTAATGTAGTAGTTGGTGTTAACTCAGGAGCATATGGATATGTTAATGATGCATATAATGCTAGTACTGAAGCGGTTCTTGGTTCTATAGTTGAAACACCAAAACAATTCTTAGATACTAAATCACATATTGGATATGGTGTCTATAAGATACAGGATAGTTTAAGATTCCAGAAATTTGCTTATGAGATATCTTCACAAACACCATTTGTTACTTGGAAAGAAGGATATCAAAAAGCAGCACATCCAGCAGGTTATAAGATATTTGCAAATACTGAGATAAAGAATAGTGCTATAATGGGTAGATATGATATGCCCGAAAATGGTAAATTTGGAACTGGAGAAAAGGTTGATATTAAAGGTGGAACTACATTAAAGGTTTCTACTGACGTTAATAGTATTGTTAGAATGAATCAGAAGTATAATTACTTCGTTAGTAGAAATAAAGGGTTTGATGAAGTAAATATTCTCAATAAATTACTTACTGACGTTAGAGATATCAAAACATCAGTAGTTGCTGTATTTGAAGATATATCAAATCAATTTGATGGAGTAAAACAAGCATTTGAACTTAAAGTAGTTAATCCAACCGATCCTACTGATGCTAATGGTGCTGTCAATTATATTGAAGGATATACAGTAGATCAGATGGTTATTATCCTTGATAACATTGTTCAGACATATGGAACATCATGGATCATTACTGACTCTGATAAAACTCTTGATTTCACTGAATCTGTAAAAGATCTTGGTGAATTAATGCCTGCAGGTGAACAATTAACATATAGGCAGTTTAATGAAGATATGGTTATTCATAACCATAGCACAACACAAACTACTGCATTAAGTGCTGGTACTGCTATTCAGTTAGTAGATAAGGATAGTAATCCATTTCCTTCTTCAATATACACTGCTATTGATGAAGATAATTGGATGGTCTTTATTGATGGTATTATACAGTTAAAGAGTAGTTTTGTTATTGCTTCTAGTAATAATGGAGAGATTGCATTTAGTGAAAATCTTGCAGGTGGATCTCAAATAAATGCTAGGTATATGAATGGATATTTGAAGAATGAATTTACTAGTGGAAGCGTAACAGCATTAACTGCAGTAACATTAACTAATAAACCTTCTAGTTCTACCTCTAAGGAAAGTTACTTTGTATGGGTTGATGGTGTATTACAGTCAACTGATGATTATGAAATAGATGGAAGTAAAGATCTTGTATTTGATTATGGATTCTCTTATGATAGTTTAATTGTTATGATTGATCCTTTAGGGGTATCTTTAGAAACATCTACTCATGGAGTTATTAATAATCAGTATACTTATAAGATTGATGATGGACAACTTGTTATACCAACTGGTACTGTAATTAATTCAAAAGAGTATCTTGTAGATATTGCAGGTGTAGTTCAAACTCCAGATATTGCATATAAGACAATAACCAGTGGTGTTAGGAAAATTAACTTCTTTGAAGCACCACAAAGATTTGTTGGTCCTGATTTAACAGTAGGTAGACAGTTCGTTGGTATTCTCTATAGAAGAAGGGGTATAGGTGATCAAACTACTATTAATGGTCAAGCAATTACTCCACCTAATCCAATAAACTATCAGTTTGATGATGTTAGTAAGAATAGGGTTCTAGTTAAACAAGATCCTGCTGATTTTGTTGTTGGTGACTATGTTGTAACATCTACGTCTTCTGGAAGAATAGCATTTATACAAAGAGAAACTAATCGTAAGGTAGTTAATACAGGTATAGCATCAACTGTTGTTGCTAATGCTGCCACATTTAATCTTACTTTAGCAGATATAATAGGATTAAATGTAGGAGATAGAGTTAAATATAATGCTTCTATAGGATTGACAAGTCCAGATGATGATGAATTAGAAATATCAGCAATAGACAATGATCCAGATTCTGGTACTTATTTACAGGTAACATTTACTAATATTAGTGGTGGTAACTTAACTATTGAGGTTTTAGACCTAAGTGCTATTAGAATTAACCATTATGAGTTATGGGTAGAGGAGTTAGAAACAACTAATGCTAATAGAGACCTTGCTTTTGCTTCAAGTGATACACTAGAAAGTGGTGTTGTATCTGCTATACCAACAAACACTGCTACTATTTTGAATGAACCATTCGGTTTATTAACCTCAGAAACAGTATTTACTGTAGCAAGTGCTACTGGTATCACTACAAATGATTATTTGTTAATTGACAACTATGAAGTAGTTAAGGTTAGTAATGTATCAACAAATGATCTAACTGTAACTAGAGCACAATTAACTAGCAGTAATGATAGAGTATTTGCTAATGGTTCTAGTGTTGAAAAGATAACTCCAAGAACCCTTACTGTATCTGGTTTTTATAGAGGATTTGATGGAGATAAATTAATATTTGACTTAAAGAAAACTGGTGAGAAAGTCAATATAGCAGCTAATGCTGAAGTGTTTATAATAATTAATGGTATACTTCAGAAGAGAGGAACTGCATATAACCTTGTACCTATAGACCCAACACCAGGTAGTCCTAGTAGTGGAGATGAATATACCACTATTCAGTTTACTGAAGCACCAGAAGACGGAGTATCATTTAATTCATTCTATGTTGGTGAATTAGAAGCTATTCAAGATATGTCACCATATTTTAATGGTCTTGATACTGTATTTGATTTAAGAAGTACTAATGGTGAAATATTCAGTTTACTTCATAAATCAAAACCAGAAACTAACATTAGTGCTAACTTATTACTGTTTATTGATGGTGTATTACAAATACCATCTACTCAACAGTTTGGAAGACCTCAGGCATACCCTGATATAATTACAGCATTTACTTTACTTGGTAGTGTGGTTGAATTTACTGCTACTCCAAGGGCAGATTCTACCTTTGAAGGATATATATTTGTAGGATCTGATAATGATTATGAAGCTATTGATATTGATGCAACTGTTGAATCCGATGATATTATTATTCAAAAGGATGAAATAGATCCAAGAATTATTAATAATGTTACCAGTTCTACTACTTTATCAGTAAATGATTCTGGAGGCACTGTATTAGGTGCTAGAAGTTTAGATGCAACTCCTAATGGTACTGATTGGTTCCAAGCAGATTTACATAAAAAAGCAAGGATAAGAGAGTCATTAAGGTCTAGAAGAGCATTGATGAGTACTGTCAATGGATTTGGAATATCAAATTCACCTTATCCTTTAACAGGTAAGGTTTGGTATACAACTAGTATAGCAAAGATATCATTGACTGATATAACATCAGATCTTCCACCTACACCTGATGCTAATAGTAATAAGTTTACTTTAGTTCTTCCTCCTACAGGTAATTTTGGTGTAAGGCATATTAACTGTGCATATACCACATTCGTACCAAGAGCAACTCCTTCTGATCTAGATGAATTGCAGGGTATAACTGTTGGTGCTGATATACCATTTGATCAAATAGTTCAGTTGGATGCTACTGCAGCTAATGAAACATTCTTATCATCAACTGTTGGTGGTACTAATGGTGATGGTAGTATTGAAACTATTGATGCTACTACTATAACTTATGATACTACTAGAACTGCCACTCTAGTAAGGTGGGATAAAGCAAATAGATTATTATATGTCAAGCTGGGAGATACTCAATATCCTATATTGACATCACATACTATTAAAGGTCATTCAGTATCAGGTGATGATCTTATTAATGAGTATCAGAGCATAGCAACCCATGTATTTGATGCTACAAGTGGTTCAGTTGTAAATACAACAGATAATACTATAACTATCTTTAGTCATGGATTTACTCAAGGTGATGTGATTTCTTATGATAGTGATGGTGGCACAGCAATTGGTGGTTTAACAGACACCAATCAATATCATGTAGAAGTAATTGATATTAATACAATAAAGTTAGCAGCATCTAAAACGGATTTAGAAGCTGATAATTTTATCTCCCTAACCAGCGGTGCTGCTGGTACTGAGCACTTGCTCTTGAAAGTAGGGTTTATTTATAATTTCTAGTCCTATAAATAAAAAGAAAACCGTCAGACAATGGCAGCGATTTTAACTGATAAATTTAGAGTAGTATTTGCTGAGAAGTTCAAAGATGCTATAGCACTTAAGGAAATACCTGGTATATCCAATGTTTCTGCTCTTCCTACTTCTGCATTAGCAGAGGTGTGGTTGTTTTTTGCGAAATCAACATCTTGGACAGAGTTTGACGGGGGAGATACTAACGTACCTAATAATCCTATTGACAATCAAAGTCAATCATTTAAGATTTACGATCAAATTATTGGTCTAAAGAGAATTACTTCAGCAGAAATGCGTTCAGTTATTAGAAATAATAAGTGGGCAACTGGTACTGTATACGACATATATCGTCATGACTATGGTGATATTACTAATGTAACTAATAATGTTACTACTTACGTTCAATCAAATAACTTTGAACAGCATTTATATGAGACCAATTTCTATGTTGTAACTTCCGAATATAAAGTTTATAAGTGTTTAGATAATAATAATAACGGAGAATCTAGTTCAGAACCAACATCTACCTCTAGTGCACCTTTTACTTTACCTGATGGGTATGTTTGGAAGTATATGTTTACTGTTAATGCTAATGATTTTGAGAAGTTTAAAACTGATGAGTATGTTCCTATTCCAGAAGATACTGCAATAGATTCATCTAATGTAATAGCACCAGCTGCTAACTATGGTGGTTCAATTTATAATGTATTAATAGATGCTGCAGGAACTGGGTATCTAGCAAACACTGAATTTGATATAGTTGGTGATGGTACTAATGGTAAGATTAGAATAACATCCACTGACACAAGTGGTGGTATAACAGGCGTTAAGGTGGTCAATCCTGGTCAAGGGTATACATTTGGTCAAATTAACTTAAGTACTGGTTCTAATGGTATATTGAGACCAATCATGACAGGTAAAGAAGGATTAGGTCAACAAATAGGAAGAGAATTGGGTGCATATAGAATAGCAATGCACGCAAAGTTAGAAAAGGATGATTTCCTTTTTGGTAATGATTTTCATGTTGTTGGATTGCTTTATAATCCCGTTGTAAGTACATCTTCTGGTATTGCAATTGGTACAAAGCAACTTAAGGTAACATCAGCTTTGTCAAATGCTACTACTGGTCATTATGATGATGCTAAAATAACTGGTGCTACTAGTGGAGCAACAGCAAGGATAGTTCATTATGAATCTGCTAATGGTGTTCATACAATCTATTATATTCAAGAGAATATTCTAGGTTATGGTTTAACTAACACAGGTGCTAAACCTAATTTCCAAGCTGGCGAAAACTTAACTATATCTGAAGTTTCTACAGGTAACGAAAGTAAAACTATTGATTCTGATGCATCAACTGCAGTGAAAGATGCAGAACTCACAAGAGGTTCTGGTGAAATCATCTACATAGATAATAGGGCTACAATTTCGAGAGCCGAAGACCAAACAGAAGATTTTAAGATTATCGTAGAGTTCTAAAATGCCTCAGTCCACAGATCTTAATACACCTCCATACTTTGAGGATTTTGACCCTGATAAGAATTTTCATCGGGTACTATTTCGTCCTGGATATCCACTCCAGGCAAGGGAACTTACACAATCACAATCTATCTTACAAGATCAGATAGAGAAGTTTGGAAAGAGTATTTATAAAGAAGGAGATCAGGTAGTTCCTGGTCAAGTAGGTTTTGATTTAAAATATACTGCAATACTAATAGAAGATGAATATTTTGGTATCCCAGGAGATGCTTTAGTTGCAACACCTACAGGTTCAAGTATACCTTATATTGTAGGACAAACTATTATTGGTAATACGACTGGAGTTAAAGCAAGAGTAGTTAATGCATTAACTTCTAGTCAGTCAGAGAAAAGTAAGACAACGTTATATTTAAAATATGTTTCTGCTGGTACTGCTAATACTAGTGGTACATTTGCTGATGATGAAATTATATTAGCACAGGACTCATTTAGTATTGGAACAACTGTTATACAGGCAAATACTGACTTTGCTAAGTGTGTTAGTAGTAGTGCTACACATACAGGATCTTCTGCTAAAATCACTGAAGGTGTTTATTTTGCTAAAGGGCATTTTGTAAAAGTATTAGAACAGGAGATTGTTCTTGATCAATTTGGTGTATCTCCTTCATATAAAGTTGGATTACAAATATTAGAAGAAATTGTAACTCCAGAGGAAGATACAACTTTAACAGACCCATCACAAGGATATTCTAACTATTCTGCTCCTGGTGCTCATAGATTAAAGTTAAAGGCAGTTTTATCTAAAAAAGCATTATCGGATACTTCTTCTAGTGATTTTATTGAACTTTTACGTCTTGATGATGGTGATACTAAGAATTTTAATAATAATAGAGAAACATCAAATATAGAAGATATATTAGCAAGAAGAACTTATGATGAGTCAGGTGATTATGAAGTAAGAGCATATGACTTTACTAAAGATGAGTGTCTTACTAATGGAATAAACAATGGTGTATTTGAAACTAATACTACTACTGATGATGGAAATACTCCATCTAAAGATCTATTCGATATTGCAGTATCTCCAGGTAAATCATATGTTCGTGGTTATGAATTAGAGAATCTTGAAACAACATATGTTGATATAAACAAACCAAGGACTACTGAGATACTAGAAAACTCAACTATTCCTACTGATGGTAGAGGTACAGAATTTGTATTAAGTTCTCCTAATAGTGGATTTATAACACAATCATTAGTTGCAGGTGCATTAAATGGAGCAACTAAAGTTGGAATAAAAGATTCTGGTAGTGCTGTTATTGGATATGCAATATTAGTTGCTCATGAAGATGTTAAAGTAGGTGGTGTTTCACAAAAAGTAATTGTAAGATTAATAAATATTTCTTTCTTAAGTGGTAAAGACATTACAGATGTAGTTGGTGGATCAGTAAACTTTGGTGGTACTATAAACTGGGCTTCTGGTACAATCTCTGGTGGTACAGATTATACTATTAATAAACTACAAAATGTACCAAAACCTTTATTCTTTAAAGTTAGTGAAGGTCGTACTATAAAGTCAACAACAGATACTAAGGTACAATCAGTTCAAAGTTTTGCTAGTGGTACAATTGATGGTTCAGGAAATATTCAGGTTGCAGGAAATTACTTCTCTACTAATGAAGATGATTATACAGTAGTAATTAATGGTGTTACTACTAGTGTTAATGTGACAAGTGTGGGTGTTGTTGGTGGAACCGTGACATTAGCAGTAGCAAATGCAGGTTCTGACTTTACTTTAATTGGTCCTGAAAAGATTGATACACCAACTCAGCATCTAATTTCTCATAAGAAAATGAGAACTCTTAGATTAACAGATGATGCTAAAACTCCACTTAATGGTGAGATATTAACTCTTGGTACTACTAAGGTTTCTAAGATACATGCAATTTATCAAGATACTAGTGGTACTACTGCTGAAACAGATCTTGTACCTAAAATAACTTTAACTTCTTCTGCTTCTACAACTAGTTTTGAAGTTGGAGAGGTATTTGTTGGTAGAACAAGTGGTTCAAAGGGAAGAATAATTAAACAAGCAGGTAATGTTATATGGTTTGTATATCTTAGCAATACAAATTTTATTGCAAATGAAACTTTATTTGGATTTAATTCTTCATCTACAAGATCTATAAGTGCAGTTAATAATCAAGGGGCTGCAAATATTAAAGACAGATATATTTTAGATGATGGACAAAGAGACCAAGCATTTAATTATAGTAAGTTAATTAAGAAATCAGTAGATAGTTCTATCTCTACTGATAGTAGATTAGTAGTTATTTTTGATTACTTTAATACTGAAAATAATGATGGTGTATTTTCTACTGTAGAATCATTCTATGATGCCGACTTTGACGATATTCCAAGTTATGAATTTAATGGTGAAAGATTATATTTAAGTGATCTTATTGATTGGAGAGTTGATGCTGCTCCTATTTTATCTGGAACTGGAGAAATAAATACGGGTGTTTATACCATTAATGTAGCATCAATAACTGGTAGTACAACTGCAGTTACTATTGCTGGTGAATATGCTAATACAAACTACCAACAAACAGGTAGATATCTTTTACCAAGTGGTACTACTGATGCAGATACTGAATTCTACTTAGGTAGAAATGATGAATTATATCTTGATAAGGGTGGTAAGTTTATTAGTAAAGCAGGTATTCCTAGTTTATTCCCAGAACGCCCATCTGATGCACTTGCTAATGCCATGAAGGTATTGTCTATTGAGATGCCTCCATATATTAGAAATTTGAATGATGTTAAGATAAGGAGACATTATCAAAGAAGATACACCATGAAAGATATTGGTGGTCTTGAAAGTAGAATTACAAATATAGAATATTATACACAATTAAGTTTATTAGAAACTGATACTAAAAACCTATTCATTGCCGATGGTAGTGGTAATAATAGATTAAAGAATGGGTTCTTAGTAGACAATTTCTCATCTCATTCTATTGGTGATCCAAGAGAACCAAACTACAAGTGTTCTATGGATACCACTATGGGTGAGTTAAGACCTCAACACTATAGTACAAATAGCACTTTAGTTTATGATACTGAACCTACAAATTACATGAAGGGTGATTTGTTAATGCTTAATTACACTGATCAATTATTAGTTGAGCAACCATATGCATGTGTTCTTGAGAACGTAAACCCATTTGCTGTTGTATCATGGGTTGGTTTAATGAATGTATTTCCAGCATCTGATGACTGGATAGAAGAGAATCGTTTACCAGAATCATTAACAGAAGTAGAAGGAGATTATGAAGCAAAATTACGTGAACTTGGTATAGATGCTAATAGTGGTTTCGGACCTACAGAATGGAATTCATGGGAAACACAATGGACAAGTAGTTCAACTAGCACTAGAAGATGGACTGAAAGAAGTGCTGGAGGTGGTGCTCCAATCAGAAGAGTTGTTGATACAACTACTACAACGACTTCAGATCAATCTAGAAGTGGTATTAGATCATTTGTAACACCACGTGTTGATAGAAAAGTACTTGGAGACAGAGTTGTTGATACAAAATATGCTCACTTTAAGAGATCTAGAAACTTCTCTATTACTGGATATAGATTAAAACCAAATATTAGAGTATATCCATTCTTAGATGGTAGAGATATATCTGCATATTCAACACCTAAGATAATTGAAATTTCTATGACTGCTGGATCAGTAGCATTTAATAATGATGAAGATATAGTAGTAACAGGTAATGTCAATAGAAAATTTAAGTGTAAATTAGGACAACCTCAAGGAGGAATTGCTAAACTTAATAAACCTTACAGTATAGACCCATATACTGGTAATACAATTACATCTACTGCATATAGTACTACATCTACTTTTCTTAACTTAAACATAGCAACTATGCAGAAGTTGGCAGGTAATTCATATGGTGGTTATCTTTTAGAAGGAGATATAATTGCTGGTGTAACTAGTGGTGCTACTGCTACTGTAACTAAGAAACATCTTATTGCTGATGATAAAGGTAACTTGAGAGCAAGTATCTTTATTCCAGATCCAATTGAAGATTCTAATCCAAGATGGAAAACTGGAGAATCTATTGTTAGATTAACTGATAGTCCAAGCAACTCATTAATTCCTGGTGATGCTGATAGTTCTGCTGAAGGTACATATAGTGCTAATGGTACTATTTTGACTAAACAAAGTGATGTTCTTTTAGTAAGGAACGCTGAAGTTGTACATGAGACAGTTACTGATCAGAGAACAATAACAACATCATCAACTCAATCTAGAGCTGGTGGTTGGTATGACCCTCTTGCACAATCATTCTTAATTGAAGAAGCAGGTGGATGTTTTATATCTAAGATTGACGTATACTTCAATACAAAGGATACTGCATTACCTGTAACAATGCAGATTAGAGAGATGGTTAATGGTTATCCTTCTCCAACAATATTAGGTACTGTAAACTTAGATCCATCTAATGTTAATATATCAGATGATGCTTTAACTGCAACTACGTTTGTATTTGAAACTCCTGTTTATCTCTTAGAAAGAAAAGAATACTGTTTTGCTTTATTGACATCCTCAGTTGAGTATAAAGTATGGTTATCAGAGATGGGTAAAGATGATTTAAATGGAGAAAGAATATCTAAACAACCATATGCAGGTGTTCTATTTAAGTCACAAAACGCATCTACATGGACTACTGCAGAAATGCAAGACATGAAATTTAAGATTTATAGAGCAAAATTCGATATAACAGAAACTCCTAGTGTTATTATGAATGTCGATACTAGTGGAAATTTATTATATACTAAGTTAAGAAGAGATCCTATTGAACTGACTGTTAATAGTGGTAGAATGAAGGTTTATCATAAGAACCATGGAATGTATGATTCAGCATCTTATGTAGAGTTAAAGGGAATAAGTAGTGAAGTTTATGCAGATTTAGATGCAGATTTCAATGGTGCTGCAGGATCAGCAATAACTCTAACAGGTTCTTATAATGGTTTCAAATATAATCAAGAAACACAAACTGTTGGAACATTAAATGCTTTAACAAGTACGTTTACTGTTCCTTCTGCTGCAACTTTAAATGTTGGAGACGTTGTTACTACTTCTGCTGGTACTCAATTTGCTGCTAATACAAGAGTAACTAATATCAATGGTAATATTATTACTATTTCACCAGCGTCTACTAACGATCCTGCTGAAAATAGTGTAGGTGTGATATTTACTAATCCTATTAAAGGAGTATTACCTTCAAATTCAAATCCAGCTTATATTAAAATAGGAGAATGTGTATACAGTTACGACCCATTATCAGTAAGTAATTTAGTTAATAACCAATATACTGTTACTACTATTGCATTAATTGAAGGTACAGCACCAAGTAGTGGATTTAAGAAAGATTCTGGATGGCAAGCAGAACATTATGTTGTTAATGGTATTCCTTTAATAGAAGTCAATAAGGTTCATAATCAATTAGAGTATATAACTCTTGATAGTTATCAAATTGATTTAAGTAGTTTAACGAGAACTCTTGCAACTACAAATACTACATTTGGTGGTGCTAATGTATATGCAAGTAGGAACGTTGCTTATAATTCATTAATGCCTTTAATAGGATATAGAGAGTTACCTGGTACTGCTGTAGATGCTTCATTTAGAAGCACTAGTGGTACATCTTTAGGAAATTCTGCATTTAGTAATCCTTCAAATTCTTCACAAGTTCCAACTCAAAGATCATATAAGAGAGATTCTGCCTTTAGTCCAATTGCATTAAATGAGCATAATTACTTTAATACACCTAGAGTAATTGCTTCTGCTATTAATGAAGAGAGACAGATGGTTGGTTCTCAATCTGGTCAATTACAATTTACACTTTCTAGTACATCAGATAATTTAAGTCCTGTAATAGATCAAGATAGAATGAGTATAGTAACAACTGGAAACAGAGTTACTGACTTTGATGGAACTTTTGATACAGAGTATTTCTTTAATAATGATAGTCAATATGTTATTGGTGAAAGTCCAAAACAAGATTTCAATGCTGCAAACTATATCACTAAGTTAATAACAGTTACTAATGAGTGTACTTCATTAAGAATTGATTTTGCTGCATATAACTCATCAGAAACTGATATTGATGTATATGTTAAGTTACTAACAGGTGATGAAACGAATCCTGGCGATCAAAGTTGGGAAGAGTTAACTACTACTAATTACACTGGTAGTAAGAATGAATTTAATTTCGTTGATTATACATATCAAAAAGATCTGAGTGCAAAACAGTTTACACAGTATCAGATTAAACTTAGAATGAGGTCTCGTAATGCTGCTGTTGCACCTATTATTAAAGATTTAAGATGCATAGCCCTAGCTTAATACCTGTAGAAGGAAATTCAAATTTAGCACGTGATCCAAAAACGGGAGCGATAGTAAATACTAATCGTAGTGAATATGAAAAGTACATTGCCCAACGTGAGGCAAAACAGTTAGATAAAGATAGATTAGATAAGATGGAGTCAGAACTTTCAGAAATTAAACAGTTGTTAGTTAAATTGACAACTGGTATAAATACAAAATGATGTAGGAATAAGTAATGCTAGCTGCGGTAACCAATTTAATTGCTTATCAGGGTGCTGATTTTACAAACACTTTTTATGTGACTAATGATAACGGATCGAGTTTTGACTTATCTGGATTCACAGCTGCAGGAAAGATAAAGAAGCACTATACAAGTAACACATCAGTAGATTTCGGTGTACTAATTGTACCACCGTCAACTTCTGGTGCTATTACCATATCTCTAGGAAATGCCACCACAGCTGCAATGACTCCTGGTAAATACGTCTATGACGTAGTGGTAACATCATCTCAGAATGTAAAATCCAGAATTCTGGAAGGTGTAATAACTATCGTAGAAGGAGTAACAGTATGACTAGAGTTAGGTTTGGAGATCAGGTATCTCCACAGGTATCTCGAATCGCTATAGGTGGTGCAGCAACCCTACAAAACCTTGCTGACGTTGATACAAGCACAGTGGGCTTGGCAAATGGTTATGTATTAGTATATGACTCAGCGAGTCAGAAATTTCAAACAACAAATGTTCTTAATCACGTAACAGTAAACGGGGGTAGCTTCTGATGGCATCAACCATCCTAGTAAAAAGAAGTACTGGCACAACCGTACCTAGTTCTTTAGAATTTGGTGAGTTAGCTTTAACAGTTGGTGCTGGTGATCAAGTCAACCGAGGAGATAGAATCTTCATTGGTGATAATAATACTACAGTTCAAGTAATTGGAGGTAAGTATTTCACTGACATGTTAGATCATGTTCATGGAACTCTTACTGCAGATTCTGGAGTTATTGTTGACAACAACAGTAAAGTAGATAGATTTAGAGTAGACGATATTAATATAGACGGTAATGTAGTTGAAACTGATACTACAGACCAAGATATGATCTTCCGTGCTAATGGTACAGGTAAGGTTGTAATAGAAGATAGTCAGGAACTTGAATTTGGTACTACTGGAGATATCGAATTTAAGTTTGATGAAGTAGCAAACGTTCTAAGATTAGATCGAGTTGGTGCTAATGTACCTGAATTTCGACTCAGTGATGATACCAAAATTCAATTTGGTTCAGATGGAGATGGTGGAATTAAATACGATGAAGCATCTAGTGATAAGGTAAAAGTAGACGGTGCAGATTGGCAGTATGATGAAGGAGTTGCTGTTACATTTGCTGACTCAACTGAGGCAACAAATAGAACTTCTGCTGCTGT